AGCCGGAGCTGAACATGTCGTTAAGGAATTAGCAGGATTAGGTAAAGATACTACCACAGTTAGTATTAAATGGGACGGATTTCCTGCTGTTATATTTGGGCGTGATGCTAGTGGACAATTGGTATTTACTGATAAGCATATGTATGACAAGATTGCCAAAGGTAAGTTAGATTGGATGACTATACGCGAATATGATAAACAACGCGATGCGAATCGTAGTGACTTATGGGAAAAAGAAGATATTCTTCGTCCATTATTGGCGCAAATGGTTCCTAAGGTAACAGACAAATATTGGATGGGAGATCTAATGTGGTCCGGTACACCAGACACCAACAATGGATTTTTTTCATTTAAACCAAATACTGTAGAATATCAAGTTAAAGTTGATAGTCCACTTGGACATAAAATTGCTAAAAGTGCAGGCGGAATTGCAGTTCATACAATGATCAATGGGTTAGGTGCAAATGATATTCCATTAAAAGGTCTACAAGGATTACCTTCAGATGGCGGTATTGTATTTTTAACTAGGGAAATGACCGATAAACCAACCGTAACAGTTAATCCTCAACTATTAAAGGAAACAGAAAGCATTATTCAACAACATAAAGATGTTGTAGATAAGTTTATGAATGATCTAACAGCAATGAAAGCTAAGATGGTTATTACCGCAATGGGACCTTTTATCACTAGTATGCTTGATCAAGGTGATATTAAGTCTGATATTGTTCCAAGATTTATAGGATTTTTAAAAGGTCGGTTAAGCGCACCTGCTGCAAAAAAACTATTAGGCAACAACCAAGACGGTTGGCTATATCAACCAGATGGTGGCGCTCCAGGGTTATTAGGTATTTGGAGTATGTGGGCAGCAGTAACTGATCTTAAAATTCATGTTAAACAACAAATTGATACACAACAACAAGGTAGTGAAATTCGTGCATTCATCAATGGTGCAGAAAGTCATGAAGGATATGTATTTGGCGCAGGCAAAGGCAAATTAAAAATTATTGATAGATTAGGGTTTTCTGCTGCAAACTTTGCTAAATTTACAGTATCAGACGAAGAACGTAAATCTAAAGAAGAAATGCCTCTTGGTGCATTTTGTTTTGGGCGTATGAATCCGCCTACTATTGGACACAAAGAGGTTATGGCTAAAACTATTGAAACCGGCGGAACAAATAGTTTTATATTTGTAAGTAGTTCACAAGGTCCAGATGATCCATTAGATGTAAATACTAAAATAGCATTTATTAAAAAAATATATCCACAATTTGCAAAATACATTGTTACTGAACCTGTACAGAATCCAATATTTGGTGCAAACTATTTGTATGATAAAGGTTTTCGCAATATAGCATTTATTGCAGGTAGCGATCGGTTAGGAACAGGACAAGGAAGTTTAGAAAAACTATTGAACAGTTGGAATAGTGGCCCTATTCGTACAACAGATAATGCTCGCGGTTCACAAGGACGAGATCATGTTAATCTAACATTTGTAAGTAGCGGAGAGCGTGATCCTGATGCTACAGGTATATCCGGAGTTAGCGGAACCCTTGCTCGCAAATATGCTACAGACGAAAACGAAAAAGGGTTCAATCAAGCTACTGGTGTAAATGGAAATATTGAAGTTAATGGAAGAACATTATATCAAGCAGTGCGTGACGGATTGGGTATTAAAGATGAACCAAAAATGGCTCAACAAACAAACCAAGTTAACGAACCAGCAGTTGAGGGATTTGACCCAATTGATACTCCGTTAAAACGGTTTATGATAAAACAAATTGCAAGAGTAACAGGCCATTCTATTGATAAATTATCAAAAGAAAATGATACTAAGATTGAAGATTTATTTTTAAAATATGTACCTGGCTCAGAACAGAAAATTGAAAAATTTAATCAAGCAATAGCAGAAATTACAATTGAACACCAGGATCGCATGGCAGGGGTTGGAATGAGCAATTATAAGGTTGATGAGAAAATGTTATCAAAAAATGCATTTGTAGGTTCAAAGAAAAATCCAATAGGCGGTAAAGGTTTGGCAAGAGGTGAACCAAAAAAATCTCAAAAAGCACCATTAACAGGTTTATTAGTAGGCGAAGAACATACCATCGAAGATACTCGACTAGATCCTAAATGTTGGGACGGTTATAAAAAACAAGGTACTAAGATAAAAGGCAATACTCGTGTTAATAACTGTGTTAAGGTAGGTGAAGGATGGGAATTGCAAATAAGTCAATTAATTAGGTTGCTTGAATCTAAATGAAACAATATTATATAACATCAAAAAACTTAGATCAAAGTAGCGAAGATGATACCTACTTGGCTCCGGATGATCCAGTGCAAGAATTAAAAATTGCAAGTTATTTAGGCGGGTTAGGTTCAGAAGCACGTCTACAAGAATATCGTATGATAAATGCACATAACAACAAAATAAATAGAAGTAATAGTTGCCTTACTGGTACAGAAAAGTCTATTAAAATGAAAGAACAGAATATCAAACCCGGAACCGAGGAATGGTTCCAATTATGGTTTGGAAGATCATAGGAAAATATGAGAGCAAAAGAATTTATAGTAGAAAACGATATACCGGCACAACCAGACGAGCTGCCTCAAGATCAAGTAAATGCATTTGCTGGCGCAATCAGTATGCCCGGTATTAGTATGAACAAATCAAACGGTAGTTCATATTTACAATATCGATTTGGACTTGCAATGGCAGGTGCTCCGGATTATCCAACAAAAGCAGTTGGCGCTTTTTCTGGTGATCCATTACTCTCAACATATACAAGTGCTGAAATAGAAATTATTAATGCAGCAGCAAAAATGGTTGGTGCTGGCCCGATTGTTAAAGTTGGATCAAATAGAAGTACAGAACTTAGTAATACAAATGTAGTGAGTCCTGTTGCACAATGGAATAAATCTGCTGATACCTCAAAAGAAAAGAAAAGAAAGAAATGAAAATATCAGATTTATTAAACAATAGTACCATAACTAAAGAATCAGTAAGTGCTGGCGGAACCGGTGTTGGAAGTATTGCTTCATCTCCTGCACAAGGCGGCGGATGGCTATTTGGTGGTACAGTTGGTGCACCAAAAGTAAAGAAAAAGAAATCAAAGGTGATAAAACGATGAATAAACAAAAACTTGAACAACCAACAGAACGAAATTGGGTCGCTAAAAATGCAAGTGCAACAACTAAAAGTGCTGCAGGTGCTCATAAAGATCAAAAAAAAGCTGCAAAAAAAGGTGATATCAAACATAAGAACAAAGATTATTTTGAAAATCTCGAAGCATTACTTGCAGAAAAATTAAGCGAGGGATTATCTGCTCAAGATAAAAAAGATGTAGACGCAATAAAAGCTGCAATAAAACGATTACAGAATGAATTAAATGACCCTAATCCAAATGTTGATAAAGAAAATATTAAACAACGTATTGCAACTGAAAAGAAACGGTTAGGATTATATGGGTTAGATGAACATATTGTTAAAGTTAAAGGCGGATATGAACTTAAATCTAAAAAAACTGGAAAAAATTTAGGCAAATATCCTACAAGAGCAGGTGCCAAAAACCGTGAACGAGAAGTACAATATTTTAAACATGCGAACGAAAGTAAAGATATTGACCAGGGCGAATACTCCGACGAAGTAGGTATGGTCAAGGGCAATTTACACACAATTATTCGTATGTGTAAGGCACTTGATGATCATATGATTAGTGATGAAAATTTACCAGAATGGGTTGAAGAAAAGGTTAGTCAGGCAAAAGCTATGATTGTTTCTGCAGGTGATTATATTATAAGTCAGCACGAAATAGGAAATATTCAAAAAATAGACAATAGTGATGTAGATGAAAATTGGAAAGGACAAGATTTTGCTTATCCTTTACCAGTTAAGGAAGGAAAATGTACACCAAATGCACTAGCAGATAAATTATTTGAATACGAACGTACATACGTTGAATTATTAGAAAGAAAATTTAAAAACGAACTCAAAAAATATCTATAACCCACTTGACAAGGTATTAGTAATATGTTATACTGATACCTTGTTAAACAACCCGCAGGAAAAATAAAAATGTCAAAAGTATTTGGTGCTCCAGAACAAGCCAAAATCCGTCAACTGATTTCAGAAGGTGTTACAGTTCAGCAAGAAGTTAAAGACTTAACCGAAGGAC